GTTCAAACAACTGTTGATGGCAGATGAAGGTGAGGTGCATTTGAGCACTTTCCCTTCACCAGATGAATGGGCTACATCCAGGACCACCGACTTCGCGACCAAGTTTTCCACAAGCGATCCTTATGGCTTGACATCCTTTTCGGTGAGATCTCAGGGTTTCCTTAAAACTCAAACGAAAGTTAAGCTCAAGAGGACATTTGCGTTGGAGGAAAATTACGGCCAGACCGTGCTAGCTTCTCCAGCGGATTTCAATGGGATTTTCGGACCATGGAGCAAGATGTTCCTCCGCAATTTGAGACTTTCGATGAGACGCGGAGTCATTCTCGATTCAGGCTTTTCTGACAGAGAACTTGCCAGAGAATTGCGTGCCATTGGTGCGTTGCAGCGTTTCGGGGTTGAAAATTATCAAGCAGACGTCAAGAGACAAGACACTAGTCACACACCCATTACGCTGAGGGTATTTAAGATGCTCTTGTCTGATATGGGCGTGCCTGATGATCTTTGTGAACTTTATGAGACGCATTCGAGGCAATATGAATACAATTCAATGCACGCGGGTCTGTACAGGGGCGAAGCACGCTACAATCTCGGGTCAGGCGATCCTTTCACGTTGATCAGAAACATTATTGAGGTACTTACCGTTATGGTGGAACGGTTTGGTGATTCGCTTGAAGGCGCAACCATGATTGTGAAAGGAGATGATTTCATCTCAGACAAGATTTTCACGCAGTTGCCAGTTCAAGTACCAGAAATCAGAGCAACGCAGCTCACTGAAGAGTTCAATAAACCACCTTACCATGCTGGGAGATTTCTAATTGATGATGACATAATTCCGGATCCGGTTCGTATGATAAGTAAGATTCTTGTCAAACGATCAGATACTGTTGACCGCGTCAACCAGCTGGCTGAAAGTTTTTATGATCGATATGTGCATTTGACAGATTATTCCTACGCCAGGATGTCACATTACGTCGTTGAAGCTTACGGTGATTTCGACCCAGAATTTCCTTTGGCTGCTCTCAATCTTTATCATGCTCTCAGAGATCGCACTCTTTTCTTTGAATTGCTTTCAGACGATTCCGTTGAGAATAACGACAAGCTGGTCGTGGTCGATTCTGAGGAAAATTGCGCTGTAGCTGCGGCTTCTTGGTTCACCAGGGACGCCGCGCTCTTCAGGCAGGTCAAAAACGAGGACGTTGACACTGTTGAGTGCGTATTGGCCAGACACCATGTTCCAGTTTATCGCTTACGCGGAAAACCAAACGATTTCTTGAGGAGAGGCGTTTGGTTATCCGCAGATCATGCATGGGCGGTAGTCGGTCTGACCGAGTATAAATTGCGTGAAACAAATGACTGCGTCATTTGATTCTTATCAGTTTGATTCAGTCATCGGTGAATTGCAAAACAGAAGTGACGTTTATATCCACTTTGGTAGAGTAGACGCACCACTGGTCAATAAATTCTTGACAAATCAGGCACGTGCTGATTGGTTGAGAACAAATCATCCTGCTTTGATTCCGCAGAACGATCCATCCGGCAACCCACCTTCTGACAAGACGGTGGCTACTATCTTTCAGGTGCACTACAACTCTCCTTCATTCAGACAACCATATTTGGTCTGGTTACGTGGACAACATGTCTGAAGGAACTTTACAACCAGGTTCTGATCAAATAGCTACTTCGACTTTTGACGTCGAGTATAGTGCAACGCTTGCTACAGGAGTGTACAAGTCGTCGATCAAACTCTCGGATTTTCCGAGGGTAAGCACACTGCGCTCATTGTTCGCGAGCGTCATGGTGACGAACATAACTGCAGAAATGCGCCAGGACACCTTAGTTGGTGAAGAGACTGGCTTCCTGCACGCCGCTGGTCACATATTTGTGGCCATAATTCCAACGATCAAGGACACCGATAGCGGGTCGGGTTCGACACCCTTGATTGTCAACAACGTGCCAAACAAGCAAACATTTGCCATTTCATCTTCTGCTCAATCTAATAGCATTTTCCAATTCAACCTTGCAGGGTATGAGTTGGACTTAGCTCAAGATCCCAGAAGAGGTGCAGGGCCAGTTGCTTGGTTAGGCAATTCCGGCATCAAACGACGTGGCACAGCAGAAGTTAACATCTGCACAGTGACATGGCGTTTGTCCGTGGCTTGTTCCGGTCCTACTCCTTTGTGGCAGTAGGGCTTTTCCTTATTTGTTTAATATATTTGTGATGAACTTGTAGTATCATAGTCGTATGGCGACACGATTCAGTTCGTGAAAACTACAAGGATCTCTCACATGGAGTTTATGATCCTTTTTC